CTACATCTTCAGGTTTTCCTAACTTATTTGATGGTATTTTTGAAATTATTTGTTTTTTCAATTTTCAATAAGAAACAAAGTAAAACGTATTGTTTATTGTTCAAGCATGGCAAGGTATGGTCATCATGATCAAGTGCCATACAAAGAGACTTACGAATGTCGTCCACAAGATCCCTATGGCATAGCTAAAAAGGCTGGAGAGGATGTCCTGAGAAACTTATGTGATACTCATGGTGTAGAATATGTCATCGCTGTTCCGCATAACATTGTAGGCCCAAGGCAGAAGTATGATGACCCTTTTAGAAACGTTATGTCCATCATGTTGAACAGGATGTTACAGGGTAAACAGCCTATAATATACGGCGACGGTGAACAACAAAGATGCTTCAGCTACATTGATGATTGTTTGTATTGTTTGAATGCACTTGCGTTCCAAGACAACGTTGTTGGAGAAGTAATCAACATAGGGCCAGACGAAGAGCCTATCACAATAAACCAACTAGCAGAAGCGTGTGCAAATGAAACAGGACTTAACTTAGACCCGATACATCACAAAGATAGGCCGAAAGAAGTTAAACTTGCAGTGTGTTCATCTGACAAAGCAAGAGATTTATTAGGTTACAAAACTGCCACAAACATGAGACAGTCAGTTAAAAAGACGGCAGAATATATTAGAACAAGAGGGACTAAGAAGTTCCAATATCATTTGCCATTAGAAATTATAAATGAATATACCCCTGATACTTGGAAGAAAAAATTAATATGATTTCTTTTTGTTGTCCATCAAGAGGCAGACCCGAACTAGCAAAGAGACTAGTGGATACTACAACAGCAAAACAAAAACACAACACTGAATTTTTATTTTATCTTAACGAAGATGATGAAAAATTAGAAGAGTATAAAGATTTATTAGAAGAAAAAAACTATACAGTTGGACCAAATCAGTCCACTTGTTACAGTTGGAACCAGATGGCTGAAAAAGCTAAACATGACATTGTTATGCTTATGGGTGATGATGTACAGGTGCAAACACAAGATTGGGACAGCATAATAGTCAACGAATTCAATAGGTTCCAAGACAGGATACTAATGGTTGTACCCAGTGATGGTCGTAGGAAAGGCACATTAAGATACACCGCAAACGAACCCACATTATGGCCTGATGAAAAACTTCCGGCGGCCCATTTTGCAGTGCATAGAAATTGGATTAAAACTTTAGGATATCTGGCTCCACCATTTTTTTGGCACTGGCACGTTGATACATACACACAGAAATTGGCAAGAAAAATTAATAGATGTCTCTATCTACCAAACGTAATTTTTAAAGCTAAAAAAATGTTTGATGACACTGGCAAACAAGTTCGTTCAAATTTAAATATTAATAATCGTGATAATTTTGTTTGGAGTAAAGTGCGAGATAGGCATCTACAGACTGACTTGAGAGCTCTAGAGGATTTTATCAAAGATCAGTCATCTCAATAAAACATTTATTTTTTCTTGTCTTTTGGATGAAAAGGTTGAAAGTAATTCTATTGGTGTCTTGATTACTTTCGTACGAATGCCAAGTGTGTCCTTCCTTCCCACAAAAAATAAACGTTGAATTCGGCACCCATGGGGCTTCCTTGACAAATGCACTTTCGGTCTGAGCAGTGTACATCTTTGTGCCAACGTTCTTTTCGGGCGTAATGTAAGTAACAGAACTCCAAATTTTTTCCAGGCCTTCTTGATGTATATGGAACTTGTAAGGTAATGGCGGAGTTATTGAAATGTGAGCGTTGATACCTAAGTTAGGATAAGTCCTGTGACTTGGATATTTCTCACATAATTTTTTATAATTTCCAAGTAAAGTTTTACATATATCCACTGTTTCATCGTAAAAGTCTAGGTTGTATTCCTCGTAATTTCTTGGAAATATATGGTGTAGTTCTTTCGTAGGAAAGTTGAATTTATCAACACATTGTTGTTGAAGTTTTTTGAACAAATCATCGTTCAAAGTGTCTTGCAATATTTGATGTGGCCACGGTTCAGCTATCACCTCTGTTGCCAAACACTTATCTAAAAATCTATTACCATCACTCATTTATGTTCAAATCCTTCTTTGTATTTAGGTAAATCTCCTTACTAATATATATTTGCACACATGGTCTTCTGAGAAAATATTTCTTGCGTTCTTTTATTTTTATTTCTTTAGATGGTGTTATTAAAATTTTATTAGCAGAATAGTTTATTATTTTACCAGCTAGTTTAATATCGTTGCCAGCATCTCTGTCAGTGCGTTCTCTAAAGAACCACAAGCACATAATATCTACAGCACGATCTATATCTCTAAGGTCTTCGTGAAATACACATTTCAAGTTTTGTTTTTCTTTAAAATTTTTCCAAACTGTGCCATCAAATCGTGTTTGGTTTTCGTATAAATCATCATATTCCGCAACTTTTATTATTTGTGGACCAATTATATGTTCAACGGGATCTGTATGGTAGTATTGTTTCTTTAGTCTTTCAAAGAAATTCATTATGCACTAAACAGATTGATTACTTCCTTCTTCCAATCATCGGAATATTCGCAATCTCTGTATCCATCAAACCATGGACCACCCTCTGTGTAGTGTAATATCTTAGGCTTGCCGTCCTCCGGTTCTTTGTACCAACCAACTAGCCAGTTGTAGTTGTGTGGCAAGGATCCGATTTCAGAATCATCTAACCAAGTGAATCTATGTAAGAATTTTGGAGTTTGTTGGTTTAAAAATTCTGGGGTCAGGATCTTATTTTTTGGATGCTCACAGTTCCATAGCACCATGCTTGACCAATTTTTTCTTGGATAAACTGTTTGCACCTGTCCATCCATCTTAGTTGTCTCTTTTGGTTTGTAATCATGTTGCACACATACCACCGCTTTTGTTGGGTCGCAATATTGTTCAAGCTCGTAACTTGGTATCTTCCAAACAAAATCACAGTCACAGAACACTGCCCAACCTTTGTAATTGTTTAGGTGAGGCACAAAAAATCTTGTAAAAGTAAATTGTGTTGTTGCAAGTTTATCTGCTTCACGAGTGTAAATGCCTTGCTGACGCATTTCGTTTTGTTTCAGTGGATAAACTTCTGCTTGAGGATCTCTACGTTTGATAGAGTGTTCGCACACTTGATATGCTATGTCTTCTCTGGAGTCCCAACCTACGTAAATTTTCATGTGCGTCCTGATAATAATTTGTGTATGTCTTGCCAATTATTTACTCTGCTAATCTCAGGATGGTCAAAGTCTCGGTTGTATGGATGGTCAATTAAAATAGGTTTTAATCCGTAATTGAGCCCTGCTAGTGCGTTCTTTGGCTTGTCTTCAACCCAATGCAGTCCGGTGTTATGGAATTCTGCTAACGCTGAATCTTTGTCTGCCCCTGTGTCTAGAATATGGTAATTTGTAAAGATATGATCCCCGAATAATTCTCCTAATCTCTTTTTACGTAGAAGTTGTGCTGGAATGTCTGACGTTTGTGATGTGATTGGAATAAATGTCCATCCCTCTGCGGCCAGCAGTTTTACCCATGTTTGAGAATTTGGCATCGGTGCCTGATTGCCCATCCATGCACTTTTGTTGAACTCTCTGATTTCTTTCCTGATCTGTGGTATACTCAATCCGAATCTTTCTGCCATTTCGTAGGTGTTTTCTTTATTGGGTAGCAATTTGTATGGATAAACTCTTTCGTTATTGTCATTGTAGTAAGAACGATGTAACATCCATTCTGTGAAATGCTTTTCCCATTCCAACAAAACGCCATCTACGTCTGTTAGTATTATTCTATTATTTGATGTCGGCATCTTCCATTCCTGCTACTCTCAGTTTTACAATGTTTGTTATCTGCCACTGTTTCTGATCAAGACCTTTGGTGATGCCTAACCATTGATTCCTTATCAATGCAAAGTCATTTATTATCTTGTCCATGTCGACGACATCATCTTCACCGTCCACATACTTCTCCGCATCTCTGCTTGATAATGCTCTATTGTAGTTCTCTAAATATTTTCTAAAGGTCTTAGATCTTAATCTTCTCAATTCTATGTTTAGGTATTCTAGTATTGCTTCTAGTTGTTGTAGTTGACTAAATCTTTCTTCCACTATACCTGGTAAGGCGGCACTTGCTTTTTCAAGATTGCCGTATATTTTGCACTGTTTTTTTGCTTCGAGTAGTTCTTTTTCAAAGTACGCTATACAGTCTGGAATTTTGTCTAGGTTTCTGCTAACTTCGTTATACCAATTAATCATCTTCGCCGTATCCGTCTAACTCTTCGTCCTCTTCAAATACAGTGTTGATTGCTTCTTCTAGTTTGGCATCGTATTCTGCAGAGGCTTTTATTTCATCATGTTCAACACCGATGTCTTCTAGACTTTTTATGAAGTCTATGGCCATGTCTAGTTTTTGTCTCTCCGGTACATAATGCACAATTGAACCCCACAGTCTTTCAATGTCTTCGTGTGTAAAATCAATCATTAAAATTCTCCATATATGTATGAATCACAATTGCCTGTTTACTAGTGATTCCGTGTGCAGTGTAGTTATTACTACAATGCAATGATGCTTGATCCCAATACAAAGCATTGCCTCTTACCCATACCAGCACTGCTTTGGTTGTTAATTTTTTTAGATCCTCTATGTCACAGTGAGACAATTCGGTGCTATGTAGGTCTGAACTGTTATTATCTAGGACATCAGTATGTAGTTTTCTAAAATTATTATCATAAGATTTCTTTGTATGGACATCGTTGTCAAGTCCTGTATCAAGTTGGTTAAAAATAATTGTTTTAGCTAAACTTATTTTATTAACTGCACCATTGACACCAAGCGGAATTAGGAAAGTAATAAAAGGTTCTCCTATTCTTTTATGAAAATAATCACTGTGTATATCAAAAGGATCCTCTTCATTGAGATAAGTTGCAAATAACATTTTACATTTAGTGCCAAAAAATTTTTGTACTTTTGCCATCACTAATTTTTCAAACCAATTTTTTAAAGGATGTCCTTGTCCGATACTTTTATAGTATGAGGCAGTGTTACTTTTGTCTGTATTTTCTCCTTTAGGTAATTTTGACATTACCTTAACAACACTCTCTATTTCTTGTTCTGAAATGAAATTTTTTATCTCGCCAGGGATGATCATTTAGTTTCTTCTTGAGGTGATTCAGCAGATACTTCTTCTTTAAACTCTGCCATTATCATATCTAATTTATCACCCACCCATGCTTTTCTGAACTCTATGTGTTCTTGACCTTTTGAATCAACATATTTTAATCTGTTACCTTGTTGTACAAGCAGGCCTTTTTTTTCAAACAAGTCTACAAGTCCACTGTATGGATCCATGCCTGTATCGTAAGGAATTTTTACTTGCACACCCTCAAAAGGTTTAGCATATCTTGTTTTCATAACTTTACAAGCGGCTCGGATACCCCTTACATCACTCACTTTGTTGCCTTTTTCATCTTCTTTCAATTTTAATTTTTTCATTGCAACAACAATACTTGACGCATAGATAAAACCTTGTCCGCCTGATATCTTGTCATCCGGGTCAAACATATCTTGTGATGCGTATGTGTGGTTGGTTGCTATGAGTCCCACGTTCCAACTACCAAACATATTAACGCAGTTTCTTACAAGTGCTGTTAGTGCCTTAGGTTTTCTACCCAAGTCACCTTTCATCTCACCTGCTTCAAACTGATTTACGTCTGTTGGTGTCAGCAACATACCCAGACTGTCTATAACAAATAAAACTTTAGGTGCTCCTTCCTTGTTGTCGGCGTGTTGGTCTTTGTAGCCTTTCATGAACTCTGAAACAGTCTTTGCAACGTCATCGACCATTGACATACTTAATTTCATCAATTTGTCTTCTGATGTGTCCACGTTTAGTGCCTGTAGCCATTGTTCGTCTAACGCATTCTCTGTGTCAATCAGTATTACAAAAATACCTTGATCCTGTGCGTTTTTAATAATGTTGCCTGATGCTATGTAAGATTTACCCGCACCAGACTCACCGGCAAGTACTGTTACCTTGCCTAGGGGAATTCCTTTGTTGAAGTCACTAGTCATCAAATAGTTCAATGCATAGTTTCCTGTTGATATCCAATCTGTTGGATCACTGAATCCTATACCTAGTCCTTGAATGGATTTGGTTATACTTTTTCTAAATTTTGTTGCGTCGAATACTTTTGTCATAATTGTCCCTTTATTATATTACACAAGGCCTCAATAGTCAATATTAAGGCCTTGGTAAAATGTCAGATTATTTTGCTTGTCTTGATCTAATCAACTTCAAGATGTCTTCTGCCCTCTTGGCACTGTCGCCTGCAGGAGCCGCGGCCGCCGCTGGTTGTGGTGCTGGTGCAGATTCAGTTACAGGTGCCGCAGTTGGTGCCGCCTCTGTCACTGGTGTTGCTGTTGGAACAGCTACTTGAGGTTTTGCTTGGTAAGCCATACCAGCAGGTCTGAAGTACTGTCCATACTGCTCTAGATCATAAGCCTCACCTTCAACAGATTTTTCAAATAATTCTTTGATTATTTTAACTTCTGCTTCAGTTGGCTCTTTTGGTCTGAAGTCGTTGAGATTGAATAAACCATTCTTCTCTATCGCGGCTCTTTCTGCCTCGTCTAGAGCTCTTTCTCTTCTTGACCATTTCGATGTTGAGTAGTCAGCATAACCACCTTTTGTTGTTTTAGTAATTCTAAAATCAACACCTTTCATATAATCAGTAGGCATTTCCTCCATCTCTGGATCGAGTAATGCACTCCTAATGATATTAAAGATCTGAGGTCCAATTATAAATCTTCTGATCGGATTCTCAGGAGTTGTGTCTTCTGCTAGTGGATTCGTTGTAACAAACCCTTGGAAAATGTAACTTTTCTTTTTCCAATATTTCCTGCCCATGTCTTCCATGCTCTTGTCTTTGAACCATGGTCTAACTTCTGTTAGCACTGGGCAAGTCTTGCCATACATCTCCATGCACGGTACTTGTACCTGCACTGGTCTGGAATCAGTCTGACCCTTGATACCTGCGAAAGGTAGTTTGATCATGTTTCTTTCAGTCCAGAAAAATGTATTTGTTGTATCCTTATCGGGTAAGAATCTGATTACTGCTTCTGATCCTTCTGCTATATTCCAATGTGGATAAATGGCGTTGTCTCCGCCTGTTGATGAAGTGGAGCGATTCACTTCTTGAGATTTTAACTTCGCTCTTATTTCAGCCAATGATGCCATAATGTAAGCCTCCTATTTTGCCTATGTTTGTTTGTGCCTAAATGTATATTAGACATATAGTACGTAATATACAACTATATTTATCTAATGTCTACTACTATTATTGGTAAAATGCTAGGTTTTTGATACGATCAATCTGGTTGTCGTATGCGATCTCTTCTTCTGAGAAGAATTCTTCTAATTGTAGGCCTGCAAGTTCGATGGCATCTTTTAAAGTGTATTCTTGGTCACCAACTTTGAATTTGTCGCCTGCTTTCATGCCCGCCGCTTTGGCTTTACGTACTGCCAATGCAAACTCGTTGCCTTCTTTTTTCATGTCTTCTTTTTCTTTCTTCTCATCAGAACTGTGTCCGATGTGTTTGTGTACTACCTTGTCCAGTTCTGTGTGAAACTTGTCTACTTCCTTGTCAGTCATTTCTTCTTTTTTAGTTTTGTCCACGTATCTCGGATCGCCAGACTTCATTCTTTTGAATGCTGGAGTGCCCATTTCTTTGTCCATTTGTGTGACTGCGAGTTTAGTTGCGTTCTCTTTGTCCTTCTTTGCTATCTCAGGATCTCTTGGAAATTTTCCCATCTTTGCATATTCTCTTAACTTGTCGTAATTTTTTGAAAGGTATTCTCTTGCCGCATCATAGTCACCTGACTTAAACGCTGAATTGCTGTCTTTGTCTAAGACATCATAGATCATCTTTCCGTCATCACCTCTGTACATTGACACGTAAGGTTTGATTGTTGCTTCTCCAATGCTGTCCACCCAACCTTCGAATGCTTCAGTCTCGCTGTGTACACCACCGCTTCTTTTCTTCTTGGGATTGAATTCTGCTGGATCCATCCTTACTTCTTTTCCATATTCCGGATCAGATTGCATTTTCTTGTAATCATCGATGTATCTCTTGGCCAACTGCACTGCGATTTTTTTGTTCTTGTTGTAGTCAGGTCCAGGTTTGAATGATGTGGATCCTTCTTGGTCTATGCCATCTGCTACCCTACTTGCAAAATTAGCCACCCTGTCTTCTTCACCTGTCTTTGTTAGCATTCTTGATGCTATGTCTGAAAGTATTGCACCAAGCATTGTGCTTTTGTCTTTGAATTTCGTTGCTTTCAACATCTTGTCTGCGGATGGATCTTTCCGTAAAACTAGTTTAGCTTCAGGATCAGTTAAGAAACTTTGCACCACTGCGCCATGATCTACTTGTGGCTCAGGATCTGCTTTGATAGGTTCAACATCTTTTCCTATAACAGTTGGTTGTGTGTCTTTGATTTTTGGTCCTTCTGTGTCGTCTAGTTCGTTCACTTGATCTTCTTTTTTGCCTTTCAGTTGATCTATCATGTCATCGAACGTCATGTCGTCTTTGTTGTTCTTTATTACGTCATCAACTATTACTGATGTACGTTTTGCCACTTCATCTCTCTCCTTAGTGTCACTGACTCCCATTTCGTCCCAAGTCCACTCATAAATCTCATGCATCACTTCGTCATCAGTCTTGCCCATTCCCTGTGTATGTTCTTTCCAGAATTCTGTGATCTCATAATAGCCTGTGACGGTGCTTGGTACCATGTCTTTCATCGCTTTTTTAATACGGTCACCTTCCTCTGATTCATATGGATTATTTTGATACTGCTTGGCCACTTGTCCTAATTTTTCTAAGTCAACACCTGCTTTTATTAATTTCTTTTCCCAGTCTTCGTCATCACCAATTCCCCCGTCACCTATCAAATTAGTCAATTTATCTATTTGCTCTCTACTTAATTTGTTACCGGTTTGGTCGTTATAATTGTATAATATTTTTGCAGAATCTTCCTCCTGTTTATATGCATCTGGCTCGTATTTGTCTATGATTACATCTAAAAAATCTCTCATGCCTTGGCTTTTAATTTTTGGTGAAATACGTTCGTCATGTGTCAGAGGACTAGCAAAAGGTTTGTCTTTTTCTTGAACAACTTCTTCTTTAGGTGCTTCTAGTTCACTCATTATTCTATTGATAAGTGGTAGTGCGTCTTCAACTCTGTTGTCTAGATTTTTCATAGTAAACTTCTCTCTTAATTTTGCAACTGTCTCATCGTCAAGTATTTGGTCTTCTGCTTTCCTAAAGGATTTGCAGTGTGCTTCGTAGTGTTTCTGTTTTGAAAGATTTCTCATGTATTCTCTTAAATTTTCCAGTTTCAATTTAGTTTGCTCTATGATGTCACCTGCGTTGTCATTCAACTGGTCCTTGTTTGAAACGTATCTCGAGAATGAATTAAGTTTAGCAATGTCTTCTGATGTTTTTACAATGTGTTCACCGAATTCGTCATGTGGTCTGCCACCATTTGCCACGTGCCTCTGCATAGCTCTCGCACCTGCTAGGTGTGTGATTGGATACTTGAATCTTTCACCGTCTTCGTTTTCGATGTATAAGGATTGTATCTGTCTTGATCTAGCACCCGGCACAGTTTCATCAACTTTGCCTGAGTGTCTGATTATTAATCTTGTTTTATCTAAATTTTCGTATGATCTTTTTGCTGTTCCTGTTAAACTTTCTTTAACTTCAATACCAGCTAATTTTGTAATTCTTTTTAGTTCTTCCGACATCTCGTCAGTATTTACCGTTTTGTTCGTATCTGCAAGATTTTGATAATCCTGCTTCGTTAGGTTCGATTTAGTGATGTCTCTCACGTCAAATCTCAGTTGATGTTCAACTGCAAAGTCCTTCAACTCTTTGAGGAATGCATACCATTCGTCCCTGCTGTCCTCATCAATTTTTTCCACAAGATCCCTGTTGTAGAAAACTTTCATGTTCTCGCCGTCCGCTAAACTGATGCTTACAGAGCCAAAAGTGTCTGCATCTTCTCTGAATTCAAACTCAAAAAACACAGCATCTTGCGGATCTGCTGTTGCGGCACCATCTGCATCACCTAGTCTGATGTTTGAGAACTGTGATCTAATCTTGTTGAATAGGTCTTGCGAGTTTTTTTGGTTCATATAACGTTATTTAGTTGGCACCTACCCATAGAAAGAGCCAAACACAGGCATTGGTTTAAGCTCTGAAGTCCTGTCTGTCCACTTCTCGAATATTTTAGGGTCAAAATCAGCCAACACTTTCATCATACGGGTCATTAACAAACAAGCACTTACTAGATCGTCGTGTTGTCCAGCCTTCGCCTTGTAGCTCATTCCTGACGCAACAAAGTCTTTAAGCTCAGATATAAGCAGTTGAGAATTGATTTTCATTTTTCCATTTTCAACTAATTCTTTGAATTTTGTACAGGCGTCTATTTTGTGCTTGGCAGTGGTGTTGAAGCCTCTTCTAAACTTACGTCTGTGGCCTTTTCTTATTGGTTCAGAGAGGAACATTCCTTGAATATTCTCTTCACCTATGTCCATAACTCTCAGCAGTGCGGCCTCTCCTATTGTGTTGTTTTCCATCGAATAGAATATTTGAGGCGACGCTGTTGTATCTTTTTCCATTATTGCATCGTGTATGTGTTTGTTAATCTGTTGTAAAATTCTAACTTGCTGATTCATGGGTGTTGTGTTGTGATGCCATTCTGCCACCTGCTCAAAGCTAGGAAGTTCGAATACCTGTATCGCGGCATAGTCACCACCTGTTCCCATAGCAGGATCTAAACTTGTTAGGTACGTGTTACCGGGTGTTGGCCTCTTGAACCAACGAACTTGTCCTGTCACCTCTACTGGTGGGACGCCTTCCATGTCTGCTAAATTAATACTGTTGATTAGTGTCTCGTCAAATATTAAGAATTCACACTCGTGTTCCCTTCTGAATCTCTCTTCACCAATCCTAGATCTTTCTGCTTCTGCCCATGCCTCATCTCTGTCTGGGTGTTCAGTCCAATGCGCCTTCATGGCATAGAAACCGTTTGTTCCTATTATTTTGTCATTACCGTATTCGTCAAATCTTTTATTAGCTTCTTTCCATATCATTGCGAATTGGTCTTCGTCACTGTTCGGTGTGGATGTGATCAAGCACTTACCACCTGTACTCAGTGTTGGAGATAGCGAAGTCCAAAACTCTTTGGCCTTCTCTGGTGGTTGAACGAATGCAAACTCATCACAATATATCAGTG